GCAGGGAGAGGTTTTTGTTGCACAATATCTGTTACTACCGGAGGTCGTGAATACCCCCAGTGGGCGGCGAGATCTCCAATCCCCTTTGCCACCATCTCTGTTGCTCTCGCGTACGGAGCAATTGTTGGTACCGTTGTCAATGCCCCAGCAGCTTGTGCTACTGCCGAAGCCGGTGCTGAAATAATACCCTTTCCATATTCATCGCCTGAATTGAGCATACCTGATTGTGGTGTATAGTTGGCAGCTGTAAGAGCATTTTGGGAAGTTGGCATGGTTAGCACAACGTCTGATGCCCAGGCGTAGATTGTGATGTTGACGGGATCGTCTCCACCGTTAGCGTGCTGTAGATTTCCGAAGGACTTAATGGAAATCTCGCCCATATCGTTTCTATCTGTGGTACTGAGTGATAGATAGTTTTGGTGCCAAAAGAAAGGGAGGTCCAGTTGTCCACCTGAGTTTGTGGTGGGATTGAGGAAAAAGTGAGGTTTTTGAGAGGCTTGAACGAGATCTGCCTGTAAGAAATTCCTCTGGACCGTTATTTGGTCGAAGCCAGTATAAGGATTATACGAAGCCAGAGCACGGCCGTAGTGAAAGCCAGTGCCAGAAATGACCATCTTGACATGTAATTTACTTCGATACAGTTCGAAGTCGGCAACCTTCTCCGCGACTCGTGGATCATTAAGGAAAAGTGCCCAGGGGTTGAACTGGTAAAAGAGAGGTTGACCGACAGTCCAGGCGACTTCGGCGATTCGGGTTGGTCGCCCGAGAAAAGAACCTAATGCCGAGTCTGAGTTATTGCCCAGATTCATAGTTGGGTCACTACCAGCTCCGATGGACGTTGTCCATCCAGGTTGTTGTTCTTGGAAATTTGTAATTTCCTCTGTAAAGTTTGCGACTCCCTCTTCCTGGATAGTTCCGAGGGCGCCACTTTGTGGTACATATATAGTATGAATTTTAGTAATGCGTTTTTGTTTTTAAGGGTCAGGAACCTGCATCATGGTGCCCGCCTATTCATATTTTGTTTGTGGGGCTATGAACCACTGTGGCTAAAAAACCACTCGCATATTCGCGTCATTATACCTCGTCAAAGCAGTCTGCAGCCATGGGAATACTGAACCATAGTTATACACCTGTAATCAATGAAGAGGGCCGCTTTGGTTTCTCCTTGGAGTCTCGTTGACGTTACGGTAGCGCCTCCGGACAGTTTAAAGTCGTGAACGGACGGAGTTTTCTTAACATATAGGTACATTATCTAACAATTCGGCATACTGGGGAGGAAATACAGGTTCTCCCAAACATTCTACGATGCCAAATCCATATTCTGTGTATATCATTCCATAAACTGTCAGGTCTGGCCTGAGTACATGCATTGCAGTGGCATATTTAATTGCCTGTGCTTTTACTTGAGACATTCGTCCACTGCGTCCTATTACACGTTTACATTCAATAACCAACATAGCTTCCTGAGTCACGTAGATCAAATCCACTTCACCAATAGCCAAGCTAACTATGGGTGATTCTCGGAAAGTTGGTTTTCCCAATATATCGATAACCCTTTGCATCAGTTCCGATTCCTCCGGTACTCTCTCAGGAACTACTTTTGTCACTATAGTTGCTTTCTCCTCAGCAAATGTCAGTGACGATGCGGTTGAGTTCGACGTTTCACTATCTTGTCCCAAATCCAGGACATTTGTTTCAATCTCCTTAGCTAATTCTAGGAATTCTACAGCCACAGCTGTACGTTTCCTCTTTGCTTCTTTCGTCGACTTGGCCAAAATATGTCTCTTCTTGGCCAAAACTTGTTCCAACGCATCCATTCGGGACGTAGCAATTCCTTCGCGCATATACTTATTCAACAATGCAACTACAGAACCCACATATCCCTTAGTATTCTTACCTTCAACTGCGTATTCCGTCATATCAAATGGAACACAGTCCAAATCACCAGACTGTGGTTCATATTTAAGTTTCCATTCTTCAACACGTGCCCAATAATCCATATCTAGGGCTTCACTGGTAATCCTACACTTCTTAGCAACCTTTTCCATCTGCTCACGTCGCATCTCAAAGTGTTTCTCTCCATAAAAGAACCATTCACGAAGGGCTCCATCAATATTCATCCTTGATACCTCCAATGGTTCGACAGCCTTCGACTTCAAAATCGAATGTAGTGACTTGAAAATGCTGCCTTCGTCCAATTGTCCAACATTGACCCCTAGGTCCGGGTTGAACGCTGTTCTTCGCTTGAGGAAGTCGACCTCGTGGAAGTGCATAAAGGGTTTGGGTTCAGACGTTTTGTCAGGCATTGTAAACTTCATTCCATTCTCGGCCAGGTAATTAGCCATTGATACGTGGTTAAAGTCGTCATAACCTTCCATTACAGAACCCATAGCATCATCTCCGTATGTCACAAGATTTACTAAGTCTCTCATACGAGCTCGCCTACCAAGACCAAGCTCTTGTCCAATTTCGTCACGTCTCTCTTCATCATAGACGTGATTGAAAGCCAAACGGTGCAATAGCGAATTAACAATAGA